CAACGATAGTACTCCCCAAGGATAGGCATATCTCCAGCCAGAGCCAATCCGCAGTCAGCAATGCTAGAACATGCGGTTGCCCACGCTTTGGCATTTGATATTGCCTTTGTGGTCACGAGATCTTTGGCTAGAGATGTGTGAACATTCCTAACCATAACATAGCTATCACCATCATACACGGGTTGTGATTGACAGAATTCCACTCTTTCAAGCTCATACACAGGATCTTCCACTTTCATGTTAAATCCCATGTCCAAGAACCAGGTACCTAAGTCCCTAATTCGGTCTAGCTTTCGCCTCTCAAAGAAGACAACACAGTCGTCTCCATTGTTAATGAGGCTAAACTTCCCTACCTTGGCGTGCTTCAAATAAGCGTAAACCATCGCACACATCAACAAGCAGTTCCCAAGGGCCGTATTCATATCTCCACTCATACGACAACCCCTGGTTCGATACTTTATTGTCCCATCTGCTGTGCGCCCGTATCCTATATTGTCAATCTGCCAATTTAGTAAGCGAGCGAGCTCAGGGTCATTCTTATACATTTTAAGGTATATTGAATGTTCCCATTGCAAAGCAATGTCCGACACATGTTGGTCAAATCGAGATGCATCCAATCCCACAGCCACAGGATTGTGATAACGTCCCCATTTGTCCGCGATGAGTCTTCCAGTCTCCGCAGCATTGAGTCCCTTGTTAACGGTGACCTCCCCAAACACACGTGCAATGCAATTATACACAACGTGCTCAACGGGCTTAAGGTATATTCCAACAGCAGCATTATACACCGGGTGACGTGGTTGTATCACCCGTGGTGCTGGATCAGGTTTCGCGGTGAAATTAATTTTCTCCGCTTTCACGAAACTACTCAAATACGCATGTTTACGTTCAACTCCACCCTGACGGAGTACGTCACACGCTCTAGCATAAATTGTCTTCTTGCGACCCTTGTACAGTCCAATGAATTCATCAAAGGTGACAGGGGTGGTCGAGGGAAGGAATCGTTGCAGGTGTGTCTTAAACATAGATAAGCGCTCATTGAATAACTCGCGACATGGATACGGTGGGGGTGCAAATCCGTCATTCGCTTTGACGAAGAAAACCCTCTCCAATATCGCCCTTTCCAGTGCATTACAGTTACTGTTGTGGACTCCGTAGTTTATGTTTGGCCCGATTTGTATCAAACTATAAATTCTACGGACTTTGGGTATCCCAGACAGTCTTTCGACGGCCATTTTGGGTGCGACACCGCCTACGAACCTAGATTCATAGGCTGGCCCAACATCCTCGGGATGGAGAATGCTTTTGGTGTCCACACCTCGTCGGACCGCTGGGCCCCCTCATGCAGCGAACCCACTCACCCGCTTATGGCCCTGGCCGGTGAGTGTTTGCCACCACGAACGTGTGGGGGCAGGTTCCTCTGCAAAGAACTCACACCTCCTTGTGTAAGCCCTGGACGCACGGAGTCTCTGAACTTCTACATCAGCATTACTTGGAATGAAAACAAGCTCAACGCTCATTTCGATATCCCTTGCAATGTGAGAAGGTCTATGACCATGTTCTTCCATATATTTCCTCAGAAAATCCCGTACGGCAAGTTGATTAGCTTTACTGCGTTGCGGCAGTCCGAATCTAGCCTTGGCCACCCTTGCACAGTGACCAATAAATCGACGTCTGTTCTTAGCAGACCCACCAGGAGACATAAGTTTGTCATCAGCGTCCCAATCGTCCGCTTCATCTAACAAACCGTTAGCTTGTTCCTCCTCCTCTTGGGCCAAGCCCCGTTGTCGTGCGAAAATAGTTTTCCACGTTCGACAATGAGCGACTGACTTGGCATCCAGAGGAACATGCTTAGTGGGCACGGCCGGGGATTCAATCTCTGGGGTGTCAGAGACTTCCTCTTTGGCGTCCTCCGTGTCCACTGACTCGGGTATTGCAACAGTGTGATCGATTTCCTCCAATTCTTCTCGGGGCCTAACTGGTTCGAGAGGGCGGATCAGGCTCTCTCTAGCTTTGGCGGCCAGAACAGTTTCTTTGGCGAGTTGAAGACTCCCCTGAGTCGACA